CACATGCATAAACGTGTTACTGGTATTGAAACTCCAAGAATTAAAAATCAAAAAGCTTCTGTAGCTAATGACTTTTTAAAACTAACACAACAAATGGCTCACCTTCCGTTTGTAACCTTATCAAGTATTACAGAACCTTTTATTCTTTATAGTAGAGCTGGTCTAAAAGATGCCCCACAAGTAACTGTTGATATATTTAAATCAGTAGGTAAAGAAGTAGGAAATAATGTAGATAAAGTAGTTAGAAGTATTAAAAGAATGCAAGGTAAAACTACTAAAAATACAGATTCTTTTACAGGTTTAAAAGAACTAGACGATGCTGATTGGAAAGAGTTATATCAAACAGGGTTAGGATTAGAACAAGCTGTACAAGAAAGATTAGCTGGTTTAGTTGGTGAAGCTATGGATAATAGTCTAATTAAAAATACATCTAATGCATTTTTTAAAGCTACGTTTCTTAGTCAATGGACAAAATCTGTACAACTTGCAGCTTTTACTACAGGTAAAAGATTAATTAAACAAAGAGCACAAGCTTTGTATGAACATCAAAGTGGTAAAAAATTAATTAAATTAACTGGTGATAGTAAAACATCTACTACTAGATACTATAGAGACCAGTTAAATGATTTAGGTATTGATGAACAAGAAGCAATAGATTGGTATAAAAAATCTTTAGATAGTAATGGAAACTTTAGTCAAAGTTTAGCAGAGTCACAAGATTTTTATATGGACAAGCTGACTTCAGGAGCTAATAGATTTTCTAAAGAAATTATTTTAAATCCAAGTACTGCAGAAGCTAATAGACCTTTGTGGTTTTCAAATCCAAGTGCACAACTATTAGTACAGTTTGCTGGATATCCTACAGTATTTAGTAATACAATCTTAAAAAGATATGCAAACGAAAGTATAAATAACCCAGCACAAGTCATGCCTAAAGTAGCAATGACAACTATAGTTATGGCTTCTATTGCTCACTTAGGAAATACAATTAGAAGTCAAGGTGAAAATTTATATGACTATGAAACTGGTGAAAAGAAAGACGATGCTGAATTAGTATTAGAAGCTGTTAGAAGATTTGGTGGTTTAGGTCCACTTGATTATGCTTATAAATATGACCAAGATAAAGATAGAAATGTTGGTCAAGTAGCTGGATTATTAAAAACTTTTGCTGGTCCACTACCACAAGATGTTATGGATGCTGTTTTATTTAGAAGAGGCTTTGCTGAAGTTGGTGTACAAAACGTACCTTTTTATCAAGCATTACCTTCTGAAACTAGAAAAGCTATGCGTAAATTTGGTAGAGAATTAGACAAAGGTAAAAAGATAGATGATGATAAAAAAGATAAAAGAGTTTATTATTATGCAAAAGGTGGATTAGTTTATGATGTACCTAAAGTAGGAATAGAACCAGACGAAAGACAAGACCGGATGACAGGAGTGCCTTATGATGAACAAGCAGGTTCAGTAATGAAAGATGAGGAAGAGAGAGGGATATCTAAACAAATGGAGGATTTGTTAAAATGAATGTAGAAGAATGCAAAGAACAAATAAAGCGACACGAAGGTGAGGTCCTTAAAATCTATGAAGATAGTTTAGGCTATAAAACTCTAGGTATAGGACATCTTTGTCAACCACAAGACCCTGAGTATGATTGGAAAGTAGGAACTAAAGTATCTCAAGAAGTTGTAGATATGTATTACGAAGAAGATTTTAAAAAACATTACATAGAAGCTAAACATGTATTTGGAATAAACGAAGACTGGGATGGATTACCAGAAGATATCCAACATGTATTAGTTAATATGTGTTTTAATCTTGGAGGCTCTAGGCTTTCTAAGTTTAAAAATATGTTACGAGCTTGTCGAAGACATGACTGGAAAGAAATGGCTGCACAAATGGAAGACAGTCGTTGGTTTGGTCAAGTAGGTAGACGAAGTGTTGAATTACAAAATATGGTACTAGGAGTATGAAATGAAAGGTTTATTAAAAAATATAGTTGGAGCTGTTGCTCCTACATTAGGAACTGCATTAGGTGGACCAATGGGAGGCATGG